GGTTCTACTATTATTCTTTTACCTTCTTGTGATACAAATGGTAATTGCTTTGTAGGAGAAATTTCGGTTGAGTCTGATGTTGGCATGGTTATTATGAATCAAGCGTTTCAGGCTACTACTGTATCTACAAGTGCGAGTAGACCTTTAAAGCCTGTTGTTTTAGACTTAGAAGAAAATTTAATTAATAATTTAATGATTCTATCTAAGCCAAAAGGAATTGTTGAGGCGGAGAGGTCGGAAGAACTAAATAAAGTTGCTACTGCATTAGATATAGATTTTTTAAAGTTTGATGATTTAAACATAGATTTCTTAGCAGAAGAAGAGGATACTTGGAAAACTGCTCTAGATACTGATTTTTTAGACCAAAACTTTTTAGGTAACATTTTAGACCAATTAAACTTACAATTAGCACTACAAATGAGAAGTGAGTTTGAGAAGCAGAAGAAGATAGGAGACTTAAAACTAGGTAAAGATTCAGAAACAGGAATAACTTTACTAGATGAAGACCCAGAGTGGTACTGGCATAGAGAAGCCGCAAGTGGTAGCGTTATAGAATTTAGACTTGAAAAAGCAAACAGTTATATAATGAATATCCAACAAGGAAATTTCGAGTTAATCGATTTTGAGTTAGGAGGCACAGAAAGTGAAATCACTATTATTCAAAGTCAGTAGTATTTTATTATGCCTTAATGTGTATGCAGGTAACGAGATATATATTACTCAAGTTGGTACAAGTAATGATTTTACACTCGATGTGTTACAAGAGGGAGACGATAACGAAATTCGTTTATCCGTTTCTCATGATGATAATACCCTTGAATTTGACCAGGTGGGAGATAATAACACTATAAGTTGGGTGTCGTACTGGGGTTCCGGCTTAAGCTGGGGCGGCGACTTAGATGGTTCAGGTAATACTTTAAAGTTTGAACAATTTAATACTACTGGTACAGATGAAAACAAAATAGGGTTTCATATACCAACTAACGATAATACTGTACATGTTTGTCAGGGTAAAACATTTGATAACTCAGCGGATACAACTTGTGAATCAACAACATCATCTGAATATGGTGGGCATACAATTAATATAGACCTTCATTCTGGAAATACAGATTTAAAAGGCTCACAAGAAACTGGTACAGGTAACGCAGACCACTATGCTCAAGTTTATACTTATGGTGGTGATAATAATGATATTTTCTTTAAACAGTCTGGCAACGGAGATAAGTGGTTATCATTAATAGTTAGAACGGATAATGGTGAACAAGAAATTATACAAGCCGGTAATGGCGACCATACAGCAACTGTAGATTTAACAGGGTCTTATACAACAGATTTATCCTTGACACAAAATAGTGGCTCAGATAAAACATATACATTAACTAATAATTGTCAGACATCTTCTGGGTGCGACATTACAGTAACACAGGAATAGGAGAAAGAATGTTTGAAGATACTTTATGGATTTATACCGGTATAGCAGGGGCAATATTAGGAGCCGCTGTCTTATTTTATGTTAGAGATACTAGGATAGGACTTTGGGGATACTCTAAATTCGATGGATTAGTAGATTATTTAAGAGATAGATACGGATGGACTTGGTTAAACCAAGACCCCAATGCTTGGAAAAAGGTAAATCCTAAAATTGCAAAGAAGATTGAAGAAGTAGAGCAAAGGATTAAAATACTAGAGGAGAAACTATAATGAGAAATAAAAAACTAAATATAGTTGACGATACACTTAAAAAAGTCAATAAGAACAAAGGTATGATATCACACATAGGACTAATTGCGTTCAGTTTAATAGCTATCAACGCAACAGCCTTAGTTGGTATAGTAGCTTGGGGGACACTAGCATATGGTATTTATGCAGCTTATAAGGAGTGGGGAGATACATAATGAGGATAAGAGATTTAAACTTAAAAGGACGAAGCTTATTATTTGCGAAATTAGCAGCTGATTCCTACGCAAAAGAATCGATAGTTAAAGAGCTTGGGCAGATCCTAGGGTTCACAAGTGTCAAATTTTATAACTTAAAAGGAGCACAGGCTTATAGATTTGAAAACGAAACAGATATTGTTATAGCTTGTAGAGGCACGCAACCTGATCAGTTTAATGACTTATCGGCAGATTTAAAAGCCTTCCCCGTAAAGGCAGAAACTTGCTCTAGGGTACATAGAGGATTTAAAGCTGAGGTAGATGAATTATGGCCTGAGGTAAGTAACGACCTACAACATGTACATAAAGAGTTGTGGTTCTGTGGTCATAGTTTAGGAGCTGCAATGGCTACTATAATGGCTTCTCGTTGCTACCTTGATTGGGGGTTCCCAGACCCACAGGAGTTATACACCTACGGTTCCCCTCGAGTTGGTTGGCCTGGGTATGTTGACTCATTAAAAGTAAAACATATTCGTTGGCAAAACAACAATGATATAGTAACTCGAGTACCTCTAAGAATAATGAATTATAAACACCATGGAAAACTACACTACATTACTAGTAAGGGGAAAATATCTATCACTAAGATGTCTTTCTGGCCTAAATTTAAAGATAGATTTCATGGACTATGGTTAGGAATAACAAAGGGGCAGATGGATAGTTTTTCAGACCATGCTATGTCCGATTATATAGAACACTTAACCAGATGGAATAAACCATATTAACGAAAAATAAACGTAAAAGAATGTTGTAAGGCACTGTTTCCTAAAGATATAAGGAGAAATCAAAATGGAAATAGGCTATGCCTTAAATACGTTGTATTTTCTAGTATCTGCAGTCTTAGTGATGTGGATGGCAGCTGGATTTACAATGTTAGAAGCAGGATCAGTTCGTTCAAAGAACGTAACTGAAATCCTCATAAAAAATGTTGCACTGTATAGTGTGGCATCAATAACCTTCTTGTTAGTAGGTTACGAATTAATGTACGGAGGGTGGAATGCCCCAGAAGACCACGCATTGATGAGTGACTTTTTCTTTCAAGTTGTGTTTGTCGCAACAGCAATGTCAATAGTTTCAGGCGCTGTTGCTGAAAGAAAGAAACTGTGGTCATTCCTGGCCTTTGCTGCAATTTTCACAGCAGTAATTTACCCAATCCAAGGTTCTTGGAGTTGGGGCGGGGGTTGGCTAAGTGAACTAGGATTCTTCGATTTCGCAGGATCTGGTATTGTTCACATGGCAGGAGCTGCCGCAGCTTTAGCAGCTGTACTACTCATAGGCCCAAGGAAAGGTAAGTACGATGAAAAAGGCAACCCGGTTGCTATTCATGGTTCCAGTTCAACACAAGTTGCACTAGGAACACTTATTCTTTGGATGGGTTGGTTTGGATTTAATGGTGGTTCACAGTTAAGTATTTTAGGTTTGGATAATGCTAACGCAGTATCTCAAATATTCGTAAATACAAACACTGCAGCCGCTGCAGGATTATTAAGTGCAATGGTGTACTCTAAACTTTGGTTAAAGAAGACCATTTTGAATGTTACTCTTAACGGTGCATTAGCGGGGTTAGTTGTTATTACAGCCGACCCATTAACACCAAGTCCTGAAGTTGCCATATTGTATGGTGCTTTAGGTGGATTGATTATTCCAGTTTCTATGTCTTTATTAGAAAAATGGGGTATTGATGATCCAGTTGGTGCAATCTCCGTTCATGGTGTCGCAGGTATTATAGGCTTATTATTAGTGCCAATTTTAAATACCGATGCTACACTTTATGGACAGTTGATTGGAACAGGAGCAATCTTCGGATTTGTATTCTTGTTATCGCTATTTGTATGGCAGATTCTTAAACTAACGATTGGTTTAAGAGTAGGAGAAGAAGAGGAACTTGCAGGTTCAGATATGTGGGAGACAGGGTCTCTAGCGTATCCAGAATTTATGACAAGTAAATAACATAATAAAGAGTGCCTTACAACATTTTAATTAACAGGCGAGACCCGCAGGACAAAATAGAGGAGAAAAATATGAACCCAAATGACTTCGGAATACAAATAGCAGATTTAATAACCCCTTTTATAACAATGATGGTGGGAATTATTGTTGCTTTATGGGTGAAGGATTTTGCGGTAAAAGTAGCTGCTGGGTTAAGTTTTAAATACTTTGGGCCTTTCAAAGAAGGAGACCTTGTGCAGTTGGATGGTAAGAAAGCTATGGTTATCAAAATAGGTTTAATGATGACGGTATTCGGACATAAAGACACTGAGCAGGGTTATATTTGGAGGTATGTGCCTAATAATAAAATATCGGGGTTAAAGCTGGGAAAAGCAGTTTCAAACCATAGAAAGGAACCAAACCCCTAAACAGTACTAAATTAACTACCTAAGAAATATGCCACTTGACTTTTTGTTAAAGTCTGGTATAATTTTAAATTGTCAAGATGACAAAAGTTGAGATAGGAGATATTTTATGGTAGAAAAAGTAACAGGCTGGATAAACTCCGCTACACAAGCGGGAGTGGCATTAATTGCTTTAACAATTGTTTTACAAGTAATCTTCGGGAACACAGTCCCGTTCCTAGGTGGAGACGTTGTTGGTGCTATCACTAGCATTATTCACGGACTAGGAGACGCAGGTTTAGTAGGCTTATTGTCAGCAGCAATAGTGTATAAATTATTCACTAGCGATTAACTAAGTTTAAGGTCATTATTGAAAAGCCTTACTACTTAGTAGGGCTTTTTTATTGTTTGTAATATAGGAAAATAATAATGTTAGAAGTAAGTAGAGATAATATAGGAACAGAAGCACTTAAGGAATACACTAAAGAAAGCAGGTTTATAAAACTTCCTATACTTCAGTATTTAGACCTACTAGGGGTTAACCCTATAAGGTCTCAAATTGCATTAATAAATGCAGTCAATTCTCCTGACTACAGATTCATTGTAGCAGCTTTATCCAGACGACAAGGAAAAACTTATATATCCAATATCATTGGACAACTAGTAGCGTTAGTACCAAATATTAATGTATTAATAATGAGTCCAAACTACGCTCTTTCACAAATATCCTTTGACCTACAAAGGAGTTTAATTAAGCACTTCGATTTGGAAGTAGCTAAAGATAATGCAAAAGACAAGGTAATAGAGTTAACCAATGGAAGTACTATTAGAATGGGATCAGTTAATCAAGTCGATAGCACCGTTGGTAGGAGTTATGATCTTATTATATTTGATGAAGCGGCACTAGGAGATGGCGGTAAAGACGCTTTCAATGTTGCACTTCGTCCTACTTTAGACAAGCCCCAAAGCAAGTGTATATTTATATCCACCCCTCGTGGACGTAATAACTGGTTTTCAGAGTTTTATCAAAGGGGTTATAGTGATGAGTATGACAACTGGATATCTATCCGAGCCAGCTATCATGAAAACCCTCGCTTTAGTGAGAAAGATATTGAAGATGCTAAATCTGGCATGTCTAAAGCAGAATTTAATCAAGAGTACTTAGCTGACTTTAATACTTTTGAAGGTCAAGTATGGGACTTTAATTACGAAGAATGTGTTGCTAATTTAGAAGAGTTAGATACTTCTAAGTTTGAGATTTTTGCTGGACTTGACGTCGGTTATCGTGACCCTACCGCTTTTTGTGTGATTGGTTATGATTGGGAAGATAAAAAGTACTACGTATTAGAGGAGTACATGGAAGCAGAGAAGACGACTGAGCAGCATGCTGTAATAATGCAGGCACTAATTGATAAGTGGGATATTGATGCTATTTATATCGATTCAGCGGCGCAACAAATGAGATTTGACTTAGCGCAGGAATATGACATTTCTACTATTAACGCAACAAAAAGCGTATTAGATGGTATTGCTTCAGTAGCTACTATAGTAGATAATGATAGGTTAATAGTAGATCAAAGATGCAAGAACACGCTTTCCTCTTTAGATCAATATCAATGGAATCCTAATGTTAATTTAATAACAGAGAAACCTGTGCATAATATGGCTTCGCATATGGCAGATGCTTTAAGGTACGCTCTTTATACCTTCGTAGCATCCGAAATCACTTTTTAAGTATATTTTTATAAATGAAATTTCTTGATACAGCAAAATAATCTTATGACCAACGAAAAATTCCTCTTGACTTTTAGCTATAATTTTGATATAATTATCCAAATACAGAAAATTTGTAAGAAAAATACTTTATGAGTGAACTCAAACGTGATAAAATAAAATACATTAGAGATCGCGCTAAGAGTGCATACGTAAAGGACGAAGAATGTTACATCTGTGGCGGAGATAAAGAATTGGACTTTCACCATTTCTTTAGTGTAACAGAACTTCTTAATAAGTGGATTAAAGAAAAGAACCTCGTTGTATTGACGGCCGAAGATATGATGGGTATTAGAGATGAGTTTATTGATATACATCATAAAGAAATTTATGATGACACAGTTACTCTCTGTCATACGCATCACTTAAAACTTCACTCGATATACGGGAAGAAGCCTTCTTTAATTACTGGCCCCAAGCAGAAACGCTGGGTTAATAAAAGAAGAGAAAAAGAATATGGGAATGTTACAAAGATTGGGGCTACGTAAGTTAAACCCTTCACAACCTCGAATAGCTGACGACCAAGGACTACAAGGCTCCCAACAGTTTTCAGTACCTTTTGAGAGAGCTTTTGAAAAGTTAGAAGTTGTCAACAGAGGCATAAATATGTTAGTTGATGCTTCTTCTCAAATTAGTGTAGATGTAGGCGACAAAGAAGCTTTCCCAGGTATAGCCACTATTAGGCATAAAAAGTTATTTACCTTACTAAACAGACACCCTAATCCGTTTCAAAATGCGGATTCGTTTAGAAGGAACATCTACTTAGACCTACTACTAGATGGCAATTGTTTTATGTACTACGATGGGGCGCATTTATACCACTTACCCGCCAGTAATGTGGTGATACACCCAGACAAGAAAACATTTATTAAAGGATATGAATACGGCGACATTAAATATAAGCCCGAAGAAATAATTCATATCCAAGATAACTCCTCAAAATCTATATATAGAGGAACTTCCCGATTAATATCAGCAAAAGATTCAATTAGTTTGTTGTATAGTATGAGGGATTTCCAGGGCAACTTCTTTAAAAACGGAGCAGTCCCCGGTCTTGTACTAAAGAGTCCAAATACTCTTAGTACTAAAGTCAAAGAAAGATTGATTAATTCTTGGGCGCAGAGATACAATCCTAAAAATGGAGGTCGCAGACCTTTAGTTTTGGATGGCGGCCTAGAGATTGATAGTATGTCTGATGTTGACTTTAAAAAATTAGATTTTGAAGAATCTGTGAGTAACTTAGAGAGTACAGTGCTCAAAGTTTTAGGAATTCCACCGATATTATTAGAAGGTGGAAATAATGCAAATATTAGACCTAATCACAGATTGATGTATCAAGAAACCGTTCTGCCTTTAGTTAGAAAAGTAATTAATGGGCTAGAGCGATATTTTGGTTATGACCTTGCCGCAGTACTAGAAGACCTCTCGCCTTTACAGCCAGAGTTAGAAGATAAAGCAAAATATTACAGCACTTTAGTAAATGGGGGTATTCTTACTCCAAATGAAGCTAGAGAAGCATTAAGATTAGAGAAGATAGACGGTCATGACGACATACGCATACCAGCCAATGTGGCAGGTAGTGCAGGCAATCCTTCTGAGGGCGGAAAACCTCAGGACGAAGAGGAAGAAGAAAATAATGAATAAAAAGTTTGAAATAAACTCATTATTTAATGTTGTTGAAAAAGAAGCATCTGATGATTCTGTTTTAACAATAAAAGGTTATGCGAATACTGTATCCAAGGACCGAGCGGGCGATGTAATTGTCAAAGAGGCTTGGGAAAAAGGAGCTATGGATGATTATCTAAAGAATCCTATTGTTCTGGCTTTTCATGACTACTCCCGTCCTGTCGGTACAACTATTAGTCACAGTGTGACGGATAGGGGCTTGGAAATTGTTGCTGAAATAAGTAAAGCTGCAGGTGAGGTGTACAACCTAATTAAAGATGGTGTTTTAAAAACATTCAGTGTAGGCTTTAGCATTAAAGATGCAGACTACGACAGGGGAGAGGATACTTTCTTCATTAAAGATTTATCTTTATATGAAATAAGTGTGGTTTCTGTTCCCGCAAATCAAGATTCTACATTTTCTCTAGCGAAATCATTTGATAGCGAGGAAGCCTATAAAGCTTTCAAACAATCTTATGCTCCAAAGGTTCAAGAACCTAAGGAAGTTAAAGAAGAAGTAGAAGTTAATAAAATAATTGAGAAGACACCTTCTCAGGATAATATTCTTAAGGACATAGACATGACACAAGAAGAAATACAAGAGGCTATGGAGCAAACAGCTCAAAAAGCTGTTGACACATATAAGGCTGAAGTCGCTGAGAAGGAACAAACTCTTAAAGCTGAAGCTGAA